CTAGAAGTAAGGATCTAGCTCTATTATTTTATTTAATCCATCAATATTAACTCTTTTAACTAAGCTCTTAACTAACTTCCTTTTAGTCTCAACATCAACACTTCTTTCAAATAAATCTTTAAAATTTTTCAAGTTATCCAAAAAGGCTTCTCGATTGTAACTATCAACATCATTCATTAAATTTTGTCTTTCTATATCATCCATACTTTTTTCAATTTCAGTAACTTCATTTTTAAGTTCTTTAATTTGCTCAAGGAAAATATCTTCTAGCTCTTCATCCAAGGATATTTTCATTACTAAATTCTTTATTTGCCTTTTTTTCTTATCTAAATCAGCTTTAAGGATAGAAGTATCAGCTAGGTCATTTTCAACCTGTACAGAGCCAACTTTGTAATGATATAGCTTATCTAAAACAGTTTCCTCTACATCACTAATCTTAACCATTATATTTTTACAGTCATTTCGACCGCTATCTCTATTTCCACATGCGAAGTACCTATATATACTTCCATTAGGATTTTTCTTTTGCTTAGTTCTCATATAGCCTTTACAATAAGCACACCTACATAAACCATTAAGATATGTTACTTCTCCAGTTCCTCTACGGCCGCTATTAGTTTTCTTTTCCAAAGTCTTTTGGATATGAATATACTCAGCACCGGTAATAACTCCTTTATGTTTTGCTACTGATACAATCCATTCAGATTCCTCACGGAACTCCATACCTTCCTCTTTAGTATTATTAGTTTTTCCATAAGATAAAAGTCCATTATTATTAAGTTCCCCATGAAGAACAATACCTTTGTTCTGTAAATATCGATATATATCATTATCAGCTTGAACATAAACTAGATTTTGAAGGATTCTTTTAATGCTAGTAGGTTGTTTATTGATTGCATAGTTAGCTTTAAGCCACTTTGAAACAGTATAAAGACTTTCTTCCTCTAAATACTTTTTAAATAGTTTAGAGGCTATTTTGATGTTATTTTCATCCTCTATAAGATACTTCTTACCTTCAATGGAATTAACTTTAAATCCAAAGGGGACTGTACCACCAGTCCAACGCCCTTGTTTAGCCATTTCATTCATATTGGTGGCTACTCTTTGAGATATGTTCTTTCTTTCCATTTCCGCTACTGCAGCAAGCATTGTCATCATTAACTTTCCAGCAGGGGTACTAGGGTCAAAACCTTCAGTAACAGATACAAGATTAACACCTATTTTTTCTAACTCTTTATGGAGAGCTAGGAAGTCCAGGGCATTTCTAGCAACCCTATCCAGTTTCCAGAAAATAATTGATTGATAATAACCTTTTTTAACTAACTTCATCAGTTTAGAAAACTCAGGACGATTCATATTTCTTCCTGAATAGTCATCATCAAAATATTCATCTATAGAAGCATCTTTATAATAATTTTCAGCATATCGCTTACAAATATTTAACTGGTTTTGTATACTCTCACCAGTTTCTTTTTCTTCAGATCTTCGAGCATATACAGCAACTTTTTTCATATTAAAACTCCTTCACGAATAAATGTTCGGTTGAAAAGCTAAAAAATAAAAAAGACTATATTCTTATAAAAGTATCACAATTTTTACATTCAATTACACCATGCAGAGAATCACCATACATGATTAGTGATGCTTGTACTTCATGTCCACATATTGGGCAATCAAAATTTATAAGTTTATTATCTTCTTCGTAAAGGTTAAATGCAGTAGAAATTAGTAATAATGAATTATCAATGTTTATATCAGTAGTTTTAGTTTCCATAAGTAAATCTCCTTTTCATCTAAAATAGTTTAACTACTCCTAGGGGGGCAAAATAAACTATATAATTATCAATAACATAATATAGTCCGTACTTTTCTTTATAATGATTAATTGAGTTTTCTAAAAACTCTTCAGTGACATTTAAATACTCTATTAATTCGTACTTATCAGTACAGTTGGCATTGTAAGCATTTATAATATTTACAATACCAACTAACTTTTCATATCCCCAATTTCTGGCACGCTTTTCTTGTTTAATATTTCTTATATCCTCAATGTCTAAGATATTCCCATTGCTAGTATAATGGTGACCCAATTCCTCAGCTAAAACGCATACTCTTTCTGAATCCAATGTAAGATTACAGTCTATAGCAATATTTCCGTTTTTATATAAACCTTTAAAGCCTCTAAGAAAGTCATGTTTTGAAAAATCATCTTCTCTGACTTTAACTATACCATCATAAGCAATCATTAAATTCTCATAAGTCAACCCAATCACCTCAATATGTAATACTATTCTTCGTCATCTTGAAATAAAGCATCTATGTATTGCTCTATTAATTTCATTTTTTTAGGAGTTATATTTTTACCCTCAAAGTGAGCTGCTAGTGTATCTATTACAGGGTTTAAATTTTTATTTGGCTGTTCTAGATTTGGTTTAAGAGGAACTGTGATATTTTTTTCAGCCATTTCTTCAAGTTCTTCAATAGTTATTCCTAATGTCTTACATATTTTCAAAACATTATTAACTGATGCATTTCCTATTCCTCTTTCAAGCATAGATCTTAATGTGGAATATGGTAAATCTGATTTTTGAGCAAATGCTTTTAGGTTAAGCCCAGTATTTTCGATTAAAATCTTTATTAACTCTGTTCTGTCCATTTTATACCCCTTCACATACGATATATCGTTCTTTTAAGTATAGAATACTATAGAAACATCTATAAGTAAATATAAAAGTGTGAAATTTCGTGACAAAGTGCAAAAAAACTATTGACATAACACGCAATTGAACGTATTATTGAGTTAATAAAACGCAATTGAGTGTTAGGTGGTGATTAAATGTATAAAAACTTAGCAGCAGAAATGGTTAGACACGGAATATCTAAAACTCAAATTTCAGATGTACTTGGAGTTAGACGTGCTACCTTATCTGATAAGATTCGAGGAAAGCATCCATTTAAACTGAATGAGGCAATAAAAATTAAGAATCAATTTTTCCCTAATCTAAGCTTTGAATACTTGTTTCAAGAACAGGAAAACAAAGAGAGTGAAAAAAGATTAAATTAGTAGAGAGTAGATAGAAGAAGCAGAAGGGAAGTAAGGTGAGAAGGATGGATAACGTAAAAAAAATAGATGGTCATTTAATTGAGGTTGAAGTCTTTCCAGTAGAAAATGAAGAAACTGTTCCTGAAGTACCAGTTCAAGAGCAGTGCACCATTAATATAAATCAACTTAGGATTAAAAATGGGTTAAAGCCTAGTTATGGTGGAGATATAGAAATAGTCATCTTAGTAAAATTTGATAAGGAATATCTAATTAATCAAATAATCAATGGCATTAATGATTTACAAAGAAAACAGGCAAAGGAAATGATTATTCTGTAAAGGTGTCAATAATACCTAATTTTTGAAGAATCTTTAGATTTGTTAAACAGCTTAGTTGAACAGCCAATTCGATAGTTTTATCGAGTTGACCTTCAAGCATTGGTGAGTTTTTCGATAAAACTTCATCAGTAGTTTCTTGAATTATTTTTGCAATAGTGCTTTTATCCAATTATTTCACCCCCTTTCAAAAAAAATTTTAACATAGTTGCCGTTGGGGGACAAGAAAGAAGAAAAACCAGAGGAGGTATAGAAATGTTATTAGAGTGTGTAGTAAAAGGAAAACAAGACCCAGAGGAAGCAAAAAGGATTTTAGGTAAAGTTGCTAGTGAATTAATTAAAGCAGGAAAAATCAGATTAGATTTTATAGATAAAAATGAAGATATTAAAAAAAGTTAAACTTACTAAGCTTCTAGGGGTGAAAGGTAATTAGCTTAGAGGCTTAGTAAAAAATAAATAGGAGGTAGTTCCATGGAATCATTAAGACAAAAACTTTATTTATATATAGAGCAATATGGAGCATTAGATCCTAGAACAGTAGCTCTAAGCCAGGAGCTAGACAAGCACATTATTAAGGCTATGAGGGAGATAAATAGTGAGTATTGTTAGTGGACAAGCTTGTGTAGTATGCGGCAAGAAAGCTAATGAAGTTAATTCCAAAGTGTTATGCCCCAAATATGAGAAGCTTGTATGCATGAAGCATTGTTTTGATGGATGTAAGTATTTGGAGGATAGTACAAGCAGGATATGTTGTACTTATAGGTTTAAAAGAAATGAAGAAAAAAAGAACATGAAAAAACACATTACTGTACGGTCGAATGTAAAGGTAATGTGCTTAACAACCCAAGGCCTTAGTGTATGCCTTTATACATATTTTAACATAAAGGTGGCACTAAGGCAATAAAAATAACATTTTTAGAAGCTTTTAAGAGCTTGTAATAGGTATTATCTTATCAAACATTCTATAAAATAATATCTATTATTAATAAATAATATTACTTAGATAATAGTAAATAAACTATAAATATTACTTAGGTATGTAAATAGAGATAGAAGAAAGATAAGAGAGATTTAATATCACTAGAAGATTACTTACTGGAGGGATTAAAAGTGCCATATAGAGAGAAAAGATTTTATACAGGGAATACGTTAGAGGTTGATATATTTCCAATAAGCTTTAAAGAGAAAAGAAAGAGCAGAAAAGAGAAAAAGAAGTTATCTTCATTAAAGCAAAAAAATCTGAATGATAAAAATGCTATAAGAAATCTTATTAGATTAATTAATACTAATTTTACTGATGCGGATTTAGCAGTTCATTTAACCTTTGATGATAAACATTTACCAGCCACAGAAGAAGAAGCAAAAAAAGTAAGGGATAATTACATTCTCAGAATAAGACGCTATAGGAAGAAAAATGGACTTCCTCCAATAAAATACATAATAGTGTATGAGTATTCAGAGGAAGAGGAAAACAGTAAAGGGGTTAGGAAGCACTTCCACATAATAATGAGTGGTATGGATAGAGATACAGTAGAGAAGTTATGGGGAAAGGGATGGGCAAATGCGGATAGACTTCAAGCAAATGAGTTTGGCTATGAAGCACTAGCTAGATATGTGGCTAAGAAGCCACGTGGAGAAAAACGTTGGCAACCATCAAGAAATCTTGAAAAGCCAAAAGTAGAGGTAAATGATACAGATTTTAACAGAAGAAAAGTAGAAAAGATTGCAAAATGCCCAGAAGATAGAGAGTTTTTTGAAAAACGTTATAAAGGTTATGTATTTACTCAATGTGAAGTTGCATGGAATCAAGAGACTAGCAGATATTATTTATACATCAAAATGAGGAAGATTAGAAATTAAAAACTATCAACAAAGTTATTAACAGTTTATCAACATGGCATGTTAATAAAAAAGGGAAATATAAAAGGAGTTAACAAATGAATAGAATAAGGAAAAAGGTAGTAGGCAATTTGATTTAATCTTTGCAAATAATAGAGCTAAACGTAAAGTTAACTAGATATTGAGGAGGGAAATTATGAAAACTATTTCTGTAATTAATTTAAAAGGTGGAGTAGCTAAAACTATTTCAAGTGCGAATATTGCACATATATTGTCAGAAGTACATGGATTTAGAGTACTTATTATAGACAATGATAAGCAAGGAAATGTGTCCAAGCTATTTAGTAGACATAGTTATGAGCATAAGGGCACAGAAACTATAATGACTCAAAGAAATATTGATGTAGCTGAAGTTATTCAAACAACCCAATATGAGAAGCTAGACATTATAGCAGCCAATATGAACTTATTAAAAGCTAATTTAGAGGTGCTACTAGACCAATCAAGACAACAACAAACACGATTTAAAAAGGTTTTAGAGAGCCTAGAGAGTGATTATGACTTTTGCATAATTGATAATGCACCAGATATTAATATTTCTACCATAAATGCTTTAGTTGCTTCTACAGATGTACTTATACCAATTAAAGTTGATGATTTTGCATTTGATGGGTTATCAGAACTTAAGGAGCAGATAGAAAATACTAAAGAAGATTTAAACCCTAACTTAACATTTAAAGGATGTTTTGTAACTCAGTATGTGAAGAATGATGTAAATCTACAAGGGGAAGAGTGGCTAAATAGTCAAAATGAATATCCTATGTTTAAAACTCATATAAGGCGGACTGATAAGGTAGACGAAAGTACCTTTGCCAAAATGCCAATATTAGAGTACTCGAAACGTTGTGGAGCTGCTAAAGATTACTTGGAGTTGGTAGAAGAATATTTAAAAATGTGACCAATTCGGACACATTTTGAAGGGGGTAAATTATGGCCAAAGAGAAGTTTAATTTAAAGAGTTTATTGAATGAACGGTCAAAAGTTGGAGTAAATGAAGAAACTCATGAGGAAGGGCAAGAAGATTTTGAAGTAAAACTTCTAGACGTTTTTGACTTAGAACCATCAAGAGAAAACTTCTATAACATAAGCGAAATTGAGGACATGAAGCAATCTATTGAATTGCTAGGAATTGAACAGAATTTAATTGTTAAAAAAATAAGTGAGGGTAAATATAAGTTATTGGCAGGACATAGAAGAAGATTGGCTTCAATAAAGCTTGTTGAAGAAGGTAAGCAGAAGTACAGACTAGTTCCATGCCGTATTAAAAATACAACTAATGAGATCCTTAATAAATTAACAATGATTATGACCAATTCTACGCAAAGAGAATTAAAAGATTGGGAGAAAATGAGACAAGTACTAGAGATAGAAGAACTTGTAATAGAGCTAAAGAAAGAAGCTAAAATACCAGGAAGAACGAGGGACTTATTAGCAGAGATATTAAATACTTCACCTTCACAACTAGGAAGATATAAAGCTATACAAAATAATCTTTCTGAGGAGCTAATGGAAGAGTTTAAAAATGATAATATCGGATTTTCTGTAGCATATGAGGTAGCAGGGCTTTCAGAGAATGGGCAACAAAAGGCATTAGAGCTATTAATCGAAAATAGCGATTTAATCCTAAATGATGTAAAGCAGATAAAAAAAGCAGAGGAAGAAGCTAAACCAATATCAGGTCAAGTAGAGTTATTTCATAAAAATAATGAAGTAAGTGAGGATTATGAAGTGGAGAATGAACCAGAGAAAACAAATAACTCCATAGAGCCAGAGCAAAATAAGCTAGAAGTTAATAAAAAAATAGATGAGATAGAGAATGAAGAGCTTGAAAGTCAAGAAGAACCTTTAGAGGAACATAAGGAAGAAAAGAAAAGTGAATGCAATTTTTGTAGTGGTGAAGAGAGTATTTCAACTCATAACGGAACTTTTGTGATGAATCTTGAACCAACTACAAACCAAGTAAGAATAATAGGGAGAGATACAGGGGAAATAGATATAGTTCCATTTGTATGGTGTCCTATATGTGGGAAGTTAATAGGGAAAAGTGAAAAAGAATCTACTTAAGTGGGGGTTGAGAAAATGTTACTTAAAATAATAGCGGATTTAGCACTACAGGAGATTGAAACTAGTGGTAAAGATATTGGACAGGCTGTTGTAAGAGCTATCAATACAATTAAGATTAATAGAAATATGTCCCAAGAGGAGATTGTAAATAGAGTCAAGGAGGAATGTCAATATGAATAAGGTTGTTTTAATCGGAAGGTTAACAAGAGATCCTATTTTAAATTTCACACCAGGGACAGGAACTGCAGTTACTAAATTCACTTTAGCAGTTAATAGAATATATAAAAAAGAGGGACAACCAGAAGCTGATTTTATTCCAGTAGTAGTGTGGGGTAAACAAGCAGAAAGTACAGCCAATCACAAGAGAAAAGGTGAACAGATAGCAGTATCGGGGAGAATAGAAGTAAGAAGCTACGACAAAGATGGTGAACGTAGATATACAACTGAAATAGTAGCAGATGAAGTATATTTTATTGGTTCAACAAAGAATCAACAAGACAATAGTAATTCGGTTCCTGATGATTATTTTGGCAGTGGATTTAAGCAAGATGATTCAGGAGAGGATATACCTTTTTAAGAATCAATTAAAGCTAAGTGAGGAGCTTAAGAGCTTCATACCCTTAGTGGATTGATACTATAACATAAATTAGTTTGGGGTGATTTAGAAATGGAATATTGCGAAGTGTGTGGCAGAAATCAAGTAGAACATCACCACATAGTTTCCAGGGGACAAGCTGTATACATGATTAATATAAAGCTCAATATTAAACCCGTATGTATAGAACATCATAAAGGTAGCAAAGGAGCACATGGAAATAGAGAGGTGGATTTAAAGTATAAATTAGAATTTCAAGAAAAGTTGTTTTTACTGTTTGATAAAGACTTTTACTCAGAAAAAGAAATTAAGGAAAAATTAGAAACTAACATAAATGAAGTTAGAAAAATTACTAAGAAAATGATGTTTTACAAAGAAGGATATAAAAAAGAGGAGCTTATACGCAGACTTATGGGAGGTAGAATTTATGGGGAACAAGATTGACTTCATGAATTATGCCACTTCTAGATTAAATAAAAAGAAAATAGAAACTGAAAAAGGTAGAAAAGCAGCAATATATCATCTATTAGAAAATAGTAGGAGAATACAGAGCAAATTAAGAGGTGAAAGAAAATTAGTACACAAGGAGTGGTAAGTATGGATGAATACAAAGAGGATGCAGAGAATTATATAAAGCTTGTAAATGAGTTCCATGGGTTACATGATACAGAATACGATAAAGCTTATGCAATGCATAAAATGGCACTAGCACAGTATGAGAGATGGAGCTTTATCTTACTTGAAGTAAGGAAACATGAAATAGAAACAAAGACAAAGAGGCCAGCCTTAAAAGATAGAATAGATCATGTCATGAGAACCTTAAACAATATTTATACAAGCTCTAGGATGGTATGGAGTAAAGCCAAAAATGATTTAAACCAGGGCAAATGTTAGCTATAAATAAAGAAGATAAAAGGTGTGAAATTATGACTTGGATAAGAGGTGTAAAAATAATTGCAATACCCTATAAAACATTCAAGCAGAAGATAAGAATTACTAAGGAGTATTCAAGAAGATATAAAATTGAAGATTTAGGTGGAATGTTATATATGGAGAGAAAATGAGGAGGATTATAGAATGAGTAGCTTAGAGCAAAAAGTAGAGGAAAAGTTAAATTATCTTCATGAAATGCAGAAAAAGTATCATAAGTTAAATGAAATAACTATGAATGAATATGATTGGAGAGAAAGAGCTATAAATGAACAAATAGGAGTTCTAGAAGAATTAAAAAATGAATCCATATGCAAAGAGTGGGATGAATGCTATAAAGAAGATTTAAAAGAAGCAGGGTTTTAGTTCACACACTGAAAATATTGAGTCATAACATCGGGGGGGGGATAATTTGAAATTTATAGATTTTTTCTGTGGTATTGGAACTATAAGAATGGGCATGGAAAAAGCAGGGTATGAATGTGTATATAGCGTAGAATGGGATAAGCATAAAAGGGGGATTTACAATGTTATATTCGGTAGCGAGCCAGAAGGCAAAGACATTCGGCAAGTACGAGGTTTTGAGCTTCCTAGAGCCGATTGTTGGTGTTTCGGAGCACCATGTCAAGACTTCTCAATTGCAGGCAAAAGAGAAGGACTTGAAGGAGATAGAAGCAGCTTGGTTAGAGAAATATTTAGACTCCTCAGGGAGGTTGAAGAAGAATATAGACCCAAATACTTGTTCTATGAAAATGTTAAGGGAATGCTTTCATCAAATAAAGGGTTTGACTTCCTCGAAATACTCTCTGAAATGGCCTCAGTCGGCTACGATAGAATTGAATATAGTTTACTTAATTCCAAAAACTATGGAGTTCCCCACAATAGGGAAAGAGTGTATACTGCAGGACATCTTAGAGGAGCAAGTACCAGAAAAATATTTCCTATCGGAGAAACTACAACAGGTAATCTTGAGCAATTAAATAATCCTTCACATAGTACTAATAGGCTATATAGTAGTAATGGTATTGCAAGGTGTTTAAGGGCAGAAGCTGGAGGAAAGGGTGCTAAAACCGGTTTGTATCTTGTAGGGAATACTCATCCCAGCGGAAAAGGAATGAACGGAAATGTATGGGATAGCAAAGGATTTTGTCCTGCACTAACAACAAATAAAGGCGAAGGTATGAAAGTATTAGTTAGAGAAGCTACGAAGAAAGGTTATGCGGAAGTTCACGAAGGTGACAGCATAAATCTTGCAGTGCCTGGAAGTAAAACTAGACGTGGAAGAGTAGGAAAATGTGTTGCAAATACACTTGATACATCATGTAATCAAGGCACTTTAATAAAAGGCAGAATAAGAAGATTAACTCCCAAAGAATGTTGGAGACTTCAAGGAATATCAGATGAAATAACTGATAAAGTAAGAGCAGCAGGCATATCAGATAGTCAAATGTATAGAGGTGCTGGAGATGCCTGTACAGTAAATGTAATTTATGAGATAGCAAGACGGATGAGTTAAATCGGTAAAAGAATTAAAGAAAATTGATCTTTGAGAATTGAATAATATGGTGTTTGCAAAATAAGAGTATATATTTTTGTACACAGGAATATAACATGTATGGTATAGTTTTATTATCATGAGACGTTACTTTTTATTAAAATATATGCTTATTTATATTGAGAAGCATTAATATGCATGAAAGGGGAAATAAATGGAATTTAAGGACTATGATACATTTGAAGAGTGGTTAACCTTAGTAGAAGCAAATGAAGAGGTGCTTCCGCGATTCAGCATCCCTTATCAAGAGTGGGTGGATGAATACATCGGATGTATTGAGAATAAAAGCGAGGACGAGGTTAAAGCTTTGGTTAGATGCTTATTGTTTCCGTTCACTAGAAATTTAGATGTTTTGAACTATAAAACTCATTGTAGTATAGCTAATAATGTGAAGGCTAAAACAAAAGGTTATGAGCAACTTAAAGAGCTCGTAGATAACTCAGGTATTATAGAGTATTATAGGAGAATAAAAAATGTTCAGGAAGCTTGGGAAGGATTAACTTGGGTGATACAGTTACTACCATTTCATCCATATAAGGCAATTAATGCACTTAAATTATATTTGGATGCAGAAATTATGTATATGCCAGATGATAGGATTATTGGAATAAGTCAGTGCATTGAAATAATTGAAGCAAAATTTATACACACAAACAAGGGCTTTGAAAATTCCATATTAAATCTACAACCAAGAGAATTTGAAATGCTAATAGCAAGTTTATACAGACATATTGGGTATGAGGTAGTAGTAACTTCTGCAACAAGAGATGGAGGAAAAGATATTATTGCAAGAATTCAAAGAGAAGATGGTAAAGAAACAGTTTATGTAGAATGTAAACTTTATAAAACGACTCAATTAACTAACGATAACGTTAAATCCTTCGCATATAATGTAATAAAGGATAACATAAATAGAGGAGTTATGTTTTGTACAGGCTATGTTAGCGATAAATTAAGGGAATTGGATTCGCGCATTCAAATATGGTCGTTAGAAGAAATTATTATTTTACTTAATGCGCATCTCGGGAGCGATTGGAATAAAAGACTAGATAGGTTCATTAGATTGTAGAGATGAAAGTATTTAAACTAGCTATCAATATATAAATAGTTTTCAATATACTTACTAGAGTAGATACCGTATTATTCAGAGATGAATTGTACGGTATTTTTTCGTCTTGATTCCAAAAAGAACGAAATAAATTAAAGGGGGAATTTTTAAATAGGAAAAGTTAAAATTTCAACATTGACAAAGGACACTATAGTTTATGTGGAAGGTAAATCTAATATTGTTACTGTAGCCGAGGTTTTAGAGGATATAAACTACTATAAAGAAAAAGAAATATATACAACAACACCACATCATGCTTGTTTTGATGCTGAAAGTATTATAGATATCATAATCGAAGATGAATATTGCAATGGTATTTATGATGATTGGGATAACAACATAAGAACTGATATAACTAATGTGGATATAGCAGAACTCCAAGTTATTATTGACAGGATATTAGCAAGAAGCCCAGAGCAAAATATTGCTTAGGATTCAGATAGATTAATTGAAATAGATGCTTAGTGAGAAATTTGTCAATTAAACGATCTTTGAAAATTGAATAATGCGGTATAAAAGCACACATCTTTTTATTTGTTCAGCTGTCTTATTAGCACTAATACTGATAAAATATAAGTATTAATAGAGTTGAGGTGATTTTATGAATTGGATTTCAGTAGGAACTTTACTAATATCAGCTTTAACGTTGATAATGGTTGTAGTACAGCTACTTGTAAATACTAAACAAAGAAAAATAGACAGAGAAATAGAAGTTACCATCGGGGAACGTAGACGAATGCAACAGGAGTTGTTTAAAAATGTACTTGGAATTCTTGAAATTGATAGAGAATTGGAATATGAAAAATTCTTAAAAGAAAAAAACATTCTTTTTCATCAAGTATTAAATTATAAAATAGGAGTTTGGATAAATTTAAATCGTGAAAATAGTTTTTATGTAGATTTAAGGAGAAACTGCAACTCATTAGCCACTTGGATTGCAAGTGCCTTAGAAACAGCAAATGATGATAATGAAGAACAGTCATATTTTGAGGCTAGAGACCGTAATAGACAGCATATATGGATATTAATAGATAAATATATTGAAGAAGAAGAAAGATTAGTTAAATTAATCGTAGCTGGGAAAAAATTAAAAAGACAACATCAATTTAAGCTGAATGAGAGTAAAAAGATTCATGCTAAGGATTAAAAAATAAATAACAGGTTTAAATACCGCATTATTCATGTTGAATAATTCGGTATTTTTTATGCAATAATTCAAAAATTAGGTGAAGGATGTGGGGACAATGAATGAGAAGATATTAGAACTACTTAGATATATAAAGTTATTTAGTGAAGCTGAAGTGTTAGAAGAGTAGTTTGAAGCCTTCAGTCAATATGATGAAGAGATAGAGACTATAGATGATTTAATAGAAGCTTGTGAAACGGAAGTAAGTTATTGGCAAGCTAATTGAAAGGTGTGGGATTAACATGAAGGATTACTTAAGAGATTATGCTACTGCTGCATTTAGATTTTATGCAAAGAATGGAATGTCAGCCGAGAAGTTTAAACAGAAGATATATTTTGAAACATTAGATGAAATAAAGAGGAAAGAAACTTATGCTAAGAGTGGGGTATCAAAACCAACTGAAGAAGCTCTTATTAAGGCAGAAAAAGCAGTTAACGAGAGAATATCAGAAATATTAGATATGGAAGCTGTGGACAAGGTGTTAGCCGAACTAGAAGCTAGGCACAAAATAGAAGTGCTTAAAGCTATTAAGATAGTTTACTTTAAAGATTCAGATAAGGAGCTGCAACTTGGTGATATTAAAGATAGAGTTATTAAGGCTAGTGTTGAAATAGGAGCTTCAGATAGAAATATTTATCGTTGGTTAAAACAGTCAAGAGAATTGTTTTCATATCAAAGAGGGTTAAGAATTAGTAGTTTAAATGATAATAGACATTAATGATTTGGATAGTTCATGAAATGAGCATTGATAGAAATATCAGTGCTTATTTTAAATTTATGCTATAAAAGAAAGGGTTTTAATTGGAAGTATATAATATATATACTATGGGGGTGGAAGAAGTGAGCGATTATAGGACTAAAGATTGTTGTAAAGAGTGTAAAAGGTATTATGAAGAAAATGATTGGAAAAGAGATTATATTTATAATAAATTTCCAATAGATGATGAACAAACTGATAAAATAAAAGACATATCACAAGGTATTAGCAGAATGCCTAAAAGTTTATATAAGTATAAGTCTGCTGCCTTTTGCAAGGATAACTTAAAAGATGATACAATGTGGATAAGTTATTCAAATGAATTAAATGACCCGTTTGAGTGTCAAATATCAATGGGGAATGATAAAGAAAAGTTAGAGAAAATGTATAACAATGACTTAGGATTAGAACCAGAGCTATTTAAACAAGCTAGAAAATATAATTACAAAAACAATCTTGAAAAGGATTTAAGACCAATTTATGATGAATTTAGAAAATGTGTTGCTGTTGGCTCGTTTAGTGAAGAGTTCAACTTAGTACATATGTGGAGTTACTATGGAGGAAGTCATAATGGTATATGTTTACGGTACGATTTCCAAAAGGTTAAACATCTTCATTCTGACATATATCCAGTAGTATATCAAAAATGCTTACCAGATATAACTGCGACTAATAATGATAAAAATTGTGATAATTATTTTTATAGAGCACTGCTTACTAAGTCATTAAGTTGGAAACATGAAAAAGAATGGAGGATAATCAAATTTAATAATCAAGATACAAATGGATATGATATTGAAATGCCTAAACCTAAAAGTGTGTTTTTAGGATGCAGATTAAGCAATGCAGATAAAGAAGAAATAAAACATATTTGCAAAGAAAAGAAAATAGATGTATGGGAAATGGAATTAAGTAAAGATGAATATGCTATGTTATTTAAAAAGTGTACCAACGAATAAATGTATATTTTGTTAAAACAATAAAGTAGGAATTAGTTTTCATCTGCAATACTTATCTCATAAAAGAATGATAGGCAATTATAATATAAAAAGTTGTCAGTAATGAGGGTATATTATATGTTATTATGTATATAGTTGATATAGTAAGCACTGGCGAGAAGCTGGTGCTTTTCTTCTTAAAGTAAAGCTCCCATATTTCTTAGATGGTATTGCTTTTTTGAAGTGATAATATCTGTTGTGAAATATTAAGTAATATTGTAAAGTATTGCATAGAGGGGGAGATAAAATGAATAAAAAAATTAAGAAGACAACAGTAATTTTATATTTATTGTTATTATTATTATCATTATTATTGGGTTTAGTATGGTTTCTATCACCATTGAGTGGGTTTATGTATGATAAGCAAGTAGAAATAACAATTACTTTTATAGGGTCCTTAATAGGTGGAATTACTACACTTATAGCATTATGGATAAGTACCAATGAAACAAGAAAGATACAAGAAGAAAATAGAAAAGATCAAAATAATTTAATAATACTAAAAGAAAAAAAAGAATTCAGAACTAATGCATTTATAATAGAAAATGATTTAAAAATATGCTTTAAAGATTTGTTTAATATACTTGTGCAATATTCTCTTGATAATGCAAAGCCAGATATGAAAAAAGAAGAAAGAATAAGAGCGATTTTATCTTGGAAAGAAATTTTAAGAGGAATTAATTATTCTTCAAGTTGGAGAGCAGAAATCAGGACATTATCAAGTATAATGAAAATGGATGATTTAAATTATATCTACGAAATGTATACATTATTAGAAAAAAGCAAACAGTTTTTAAATTTATCAGAAAACAATAAACATAGTTATGTGGAGGTACATAGAAATATCGAGTTAATTCCTAAGGAGTTTGTATTTAATGAGAAATTTCTAGAAGATTATAGTAACTTGAAATACTGTGTTGAAGAACATGACTATTATGTAAAGATATATGAGTTTGATCATAATAAGCCAAGTACTCCTGGTATGGAACCGCCACCAAAGGTTAGTTTAGAAGAAAAGGAAGATTTAAAAGTTAACATAGAAAATTTAAAATATATCATATATAGTTCTAAAAAAGTATTTGAGGATATAAGAGAAGAACAGGAGAATAATCATTTGAAATACTATGATTTTTTAAATGATAAATGGAAAAGCATATTTAAAGAGTTACATGAAATTAGCAACGATAATAATTAAAATAATTTTCATGATTTATAGAACTACCTTCATTGGTAGTTCTTATCGTTTTAGGAGGATATACATGCATAAAGATTTAGTTAAAGTGAGTGATTTGCGTAGGTCAGCAGCAAATATATTAGGTAAGTTTTTAGAATTGTAAAGAAAAGAAGCTCAAGGAGAAAACGTTGAAAAAGAACATAAATCTATAATGGGAAGATTTATGCTTAAGATAGTGGAGCGTCAGGCTTTAGGAGAAAAGGTTTAATGGCAATACTAAGACTATGTGGTTGGACAGGATGTACTAAGGTTATAAAAAATGAAGCTAAGTACTGCAGTAAGCATCAAGCTATTCATGCTGAAGCAGAGAAGGCTAGACATACTGAGTATAGATTAAAGAGACCAGATAAAAAAGAGCAAGACTTTTATAATACCTTAGAATGGAAGAGAATTCGTGATGTAGCTAGAGCAATGCAGAATGGTGTAGATGTATTTAGTTATTATATCTTAGACAAAGTAGAAGAAGCTGAAACATATCACCATATTATTGAGATAAAGGAAGACTGGACAAGAAGATTAGATATAGATAATCTAATAGGATTAACGGAAAGTAATCATCGAAGGATACACAAACTTTATAATAAGTCCATAAGAGATAAGAAACAAATACAAAAACTATTATTTAATTTAGTTCAAAGATACTATAAAGAGTTTGGATAATAGGGTGGGGGTATCAAAAGTTTTTCTTTTTATTAAAATGTCGCGGGTCCTAACCTTCTGTGAATTTTTTGGCTACTTTTTGCTATGGGGGGAGTCCTAGCCTAATGAAAGGAGGTAAATGTATGAAAGATAAAATCACATGCCCTTCCTGGATGGATAGTGAAGCTAAGAAAGAATGGAAAAGAATAATAAAAATTGTGGAAACTGAAAACAAGGAAATTACTGCTAAGGATTTGAAAACTTTGGAAGCTTATTGCATGAACTATTCCAAGTGGAAGGAGTGTGAAAATATACTTAGAAAAAAAGGGTATACATTTACTACTCCTAATGGATATGAGCAGCAACGACCAGAAGTATCAATAAGTAATAAGGCCCAAGAGCGGATGGTTACCTGTGCTAAGGAGCTAGGATTGACACCAGCAGCGAGGGCTAGAGCAAATAAAAGTATTACTTCAGGTGGTGAACCAAAGACAGAAGAAGAAAAACAAATGGAAGGGTTAATTTCATAATGGTTAGCACACGCCTAGAAAAACTTTTAGAAGAAAATAGGCTCAAGCAAAAACTTGACTTAGAATCTTTCCTAGCAGAAATGAAAATTAAGTGGGATAGCAATAAATATTATTATGATGAAGAAGAAGCTAGAAAAATATTTAAGTTTATTAGTTTGTTGAAAAATGACAAAGGTACTTCAAGGAAATTCACAGTATTAAAGTTTCAGTTTGAAATAATTACAGAAATATTATGTGTTAAGCATAAAAAGAATAACCTGAGAAGATTTAGAGAAGCACACATAAACATTGCAAGAAAAAACTCTAAGTCTTTTTTAATTGGAATAATTTTAAGTTATCTATTCTTCTGTCAGCCTAAGATATTTGGAGCTTTATTTATAATTACAGGTAATACTACAAAGCAGGCTGCAGAGCTATACAATACCTTTAAGGCATTTGTCAGAAGTAATAAAGCATTATTAAAGAGATGTAAAATATTAGATAGTACTAAGACAATAATAAGAAAAGACAATGGTAATAAGTTAATTGTATTATCTAATGATGGTGGAGGAGCTGACTCATATGCAGTTTATTCATGTGCTTTAGATGAAATTCACGAGTATGCAAGTGATGAAATCTACGGCAAATTAAAAACTGGTCAAGGTATATGGGATGAACCATTAACCTTCACAATTACTACTGCTTCCAGCGGAGAAGATGAAACCAATCTTGAAATGCAGTTATATAAAATGGCAAAAGCTATGGAGGAAGGCAAAGGAGAAGATGAAACATTCTACTATAAAATCTATGAAGCTGAGAAGGATTGTAAAATTGATGATTATATGCAGTGGTTTAATGCTAATCCAGCCTTAGGAGAGTTTAGAAAGCCTGATGATATAGTTAACTTTGCAAATAGGGTTAAACTAATGCCGCTTCAGGAGAATATGTTCAGAAGAATGTTTTTAAATCAACATGTAGCTACAGATCATATTAAGAGTGCCATTAATATGGAATTGTGGGACAAGTGCACAGCTAAAATTGACATTGGGGATTTAAAAGGGTGGAAATGTTGGTGTGGACTAGACTTATCATCAAAGAATGACGTTACAGCTTTTGTTCTTGTATTTTATAATGAGGAAATAGATAAGTTTATAATATATCCTTATTTATATACTCCAAAAGCCACAATGGTGGAAAGGCAGGAAAAAGACAATAACCCATATGTTAAGTGGGAAAAACAAGGAGATTTAACTGCATTAGAAGGTAAATATATTAACTTTGAGAGACTTCTTGATAACCTTTATGACTTAGACAGTGAGTTTATTATAGAGCAGATTGGTTTTGATAGGTGGGGTAGTGCAACTATTATTAATAGACTAGAAGAAAAGTGGGACGTAATACCTATAGGTCAAGGTAGTAAGACAATGACTCAGGTAATAAATGATTTTGAGAATCTTCTAATTGATGAAAGATTAATTATTGCAAATAATGAGGTTTTCAGGTTCATGGCAAAGAATTGTGTAGCTAAAATAGACGAAAATAATGGAGTTATGTTCTCTAAAAAGAGGTCAGAATTCAAAATAGATGGAATTATTGCCATGCTGATGGGTCTATTGCTAGCTATAGAAGAAAATGAGATAAACCATTATGACCCAATAGATGCTTTAGATAAGATGGGAGAGAGCTGGGATGATTAAAAATTTAAAAGAAAAAATTAAAAAGAGGTTCAAACTTAATATTACTATCAGGAAAAAGAAGATATTAGTTGCTGATGTGCTCCTAATTACTTCTTTTTTTATTATGGTTAGTACTACATTTATACTCAATAAGTACATAGCAATGTATTTACTAAGCACAATTTTAATTATCCTGAGTTATTTTATTGCGAGGGAGGTGAAATAAGTGAATGTTTGCTAACAAATTATTTGAAAGAAGATCAATAGAGCTATCAAGGCAGGAAATTAGCTTGCTAGATTTGATTGGCATAGATGGAGGAAACTTTGGAAGCAGTGATGCTCTTAAAGAGGCAACATACTTTACCTGCATCAAAGTTTTAGCAGAGAACATAGGGAAAATGCCTTGCCATTTAATGCAAAGGACAGAAGATGGAAAAAGAATTGCTAGAGAGCATCCTCTATATGAGATGGTGAACTTAAGACCTAATGAATTCATGACAGCTATTGATTATCAAAAGGCTATAGAAACCATTAGACAGCATGAGGGGCATTCATATGCGCTAATTGTTAAAAAGGGTAACTATGTAAAAAGTTTATATCCTTTTAGGCCATCTAGAATAGTAATTGATGATAAAGGAATTGTTAATAGTACTAAATTAAATAAAATTCTAATTTATTATAAGGATGAAACAGGCAAAGAACAATCAACATTATATGGCAATGTGCTACATTTCAAAGGATTTTCTAAAGATGGTTACAGGTTTTCTAGTATAAGAAGTAGTCTAAAAGATACAATTGAAACTAATATAGAAAGTCAATCTTATCTAAAACGTCTATTTACTAATGGATTAACTTCTAAATTGTTATTACAACTTACATCAGATATTAAAGATGATAAGGAGTTAAAGAAAATACAGACTAGATTTGAAAAGTTAGCTAATGGTACTACAAATACAGGGAAAATATTACCCGTACCAGCAGGATACAATGTGACTCCAATAAATTTAAGTTTGGCAGATGCACAGTTTGAACAAATAAAGAAAATGTCTATTAAACAAATAGCTGCAGCATTTGGAATTAAAATGCACCAACTGAATGATTTGCAAGACACAAATAATAATTCTCTAGAACAACAAAATTTAAGTTTTTATGTTGACACCTTACTTCCATTACTTACATCAATAGAACAGGAGATGGATTGGAAGCTACTAACTGAGGATGAAAGAAAGCAGGGGTACTATTTTAGGTTCAATGAAAATGTAATTCTAAGAACAGATAGTAAGACTCAAGCGGAAATATTAACTAAATATGTAGCTGGATCCATAAAAGCACCTAATGAAGCAAGGTGGGATTTAGGGTACATGAAAAAAGAAGGGGGAGACGACCTTATTGTTAACAGTGGGGTGTTTAAACTTAAGGATATTAATGAAGTAGTACGATTGAAAGGAGGTGATAGCAATGGAGGAAAAAGAGAAGGATAAACTTGAGTTTAGGAGCCTGGAAAATATAGAGGTTAGAGAAAGCGAGGATGAGGCAAAAGAATTAGTCTTAGAGGGGTATATTGCTAAGTTTGATTCAGCAACAGAACTCTGGACAGGGTATTTTGAGAAAATAGATAGAAGTGCTTTTGATGATACTTTGAAAGATGGACATAATATTTTCTTGCTTTATAGTCATGATTATTCAAAGCCTTTAGCAAGTACCAGGAATGAAACCTTAAAGTTATCCGTAGACAAAGCAGGTTTAAAGTTTGAAGCTAAAGTTAACTCGAAACTTAGTTATGCTAGTGATGTTCACGAACTTGTTAAATCAGGAGAAGTAAGAGGGTGTTCCTTTGGCTTTAGAGTGCTTCAACATAGTGTTGAGTACGATAGAGAGAATGACACTGTAATGAGAACTTTAAAGAAAATAGATTTAAGAGAGGGTACAATTACAGCTATTCCAGCCTATGAGGATACTGTAGTTCAGGCAAGAGCAAAGCAGTTTAGGGAAGAATTTAATAATAAAGATGAAGAAGTAAGAGCTTTAACTCAGGATTTAGATGAGTTAGAGCTTTTATATTTAGAAAAAGAATTTGGAGGGAATATTAATGGATAAAATTTTAGAATTAAAATCAAAAATAGGTAACTTATTAGGGGAAACAAGAAGCTTAAAGGACCAAGGTAAAATTGAAGAAGCTCAGGCAAAACTTACTGAAATCAGAACACTTCAAAAGCAATTAGAAGTAGAGGAAGCTTTAGCAGCAGAGGAGAAAAGAGATCTTGAAGCTCAAGGAAATCATCAAAAGAGGGACACTAATACAGATGATGATGAGCATTTAGAGTATAGAGACATATTTGTTAAGGCTTTTAGAGGCAGGAAACTTTCTGAAGATGAAGAAAGAATGCTTGATGAACACAGAGCATTATCTTCAACAACAGGTGAAGATGGTGGATATTTAATTCCAATAGACCAAGATACTAAGATAAATGAACTTAAAAGGGACTTTACAGCATTAGAAAACTTTGTAACTGTGCAACCTGTTACTACGCTTACTGGTTCAAGAGTACTAGAGAAGAATGCTGATACTGTTCCAATGCAAGAGTTTACTGAGGATGGAGATGTTCCAGATGCAGATACACCAAAATTTGTGCCTTTAGAATATAACATAAAGGATAGAGGGGCATTTTTACCTATACCAGGTAATTTAATGGCTGATTCTGATCAAAACATTCTAGCATATATTGAAAACTGGGTTAGAAAAAAGGACAAAGCTACTAAGAATGCTCTTATATTAGAAGAATTAGGGAATTTGTCTAAGAAGGCAGTAGCTAATGTAGACGATATAAAAGACATAATGAACGTTAATTTAGATCCTGCGATTGAAGCGGGAGCAATAGCGCTAACAAACCAAGATGGTTACAATTATCTTGATAAGTTAAAAGATGCAGATGGAAAGTATATTCTTCAACCAGATCCTACACAACCAGGAAAAAAGCTTATAAATGGTAAGCCTCTTCATAAAATATCAAATAAGGTTTTAAAAACAGTTACTGATGGAGTTACAAAGAAAGCTCCACTTATTATCGGTGATTTGAAAGAAGCTATTGTTCTATGGGATAGACAGCAATTATCAATAAAAACTACAGATGTTGGAGGAACTGCATTTAAAAAGAATAGAACAGAAATGAGAGCAATTACAAGGGTGGATGTGTCAAAGTTTGATACTGAAGCAGCTGTATATGGCGAAATTACATTGCCATAGTAATAAAAGGAAGGGTTCATCCCTTATTTTCTAATTCTAGGAGGGATGGGAAATGACTTTAGAAGAGGTAAAAAGCTATCTTAGGGTAGATTATGATGAAGATAATAACTATATTACAGACTTAATAGAAATAAGCGAAATTTATATTGACGAGTGTTGTGGTACTAACTACAAGGTTATCCCAAATGGAGCTAAGTTGGCATCCCTGGTACAAAGAAAGTTAATTTATGATATGTATGAAAATAGGGCTACAACAATAAGTGAAAATATAAAAAGAGACAAAATTGTTGAAACCATATTTAATAAGCTATCATTAATGGAAGTGGTTATATGAATATAAAACTAGATAAGAGAATTACAGTTCAAAAATGTGGACCTGTAGAAACTAACGATAATGGATTTCCTACAAAAGCTGATGGATATTCAGATTATAAGACTATTTGGGGTTCAATTAATAATTTATTTGGGAAGGAATTTTGGGCAGCAAAAACAATAAACTCTGAAAATACGGTAGAAGTTATCATAAGATATTCAAAGGAGTTTGAAGAACTTAACTCTAAAACTTATAGAATTAAGTGGAAGGATAGAGTTTTCAATATAACTTTTGTAGATAACATACGATATGAAAATAAATGGATAAAAATAAAGGCTATAGAGGTGATATAGTGAATAATGGTATTCATATAGAAGGATTTAAAGAAATAGAAAACTTATTGCAGGATATGACTATTACTGAAGCTGATGAGAAAAAAGCTATGAATAAGGCATTAACACCAATCCTTTCTGAAGTAAAGAAAAATACACCTCATAGAACTGGTAAACTTAGAGGCTCTGTTGTTAAAAATGTTAAAAAAGAGGGATTTGCTACAATAGGAACAGTTAGAATGAGAAAATTTTACGATATATTTCAAGAGTTTGGTACATCACAACAAAAGGCTAATGTAGGATTCTTTGAAAGAAGTGTTAATAAAACTCAAAATGAAGCTATTGCAATTTTAAGTCAAGAATTGCTAAGGTAGGTGCTTATATGTTTAATATTAAACAATATATAAAACAAGTGTTAAGTAATGATGAAATATTAAATCTAACTAGTGATAAAAAAGTTCATTTTCTTCATGCTTTAGATCCTATTCCACCTTACGTTGAATATGAAATATTTGATGAGGATGGAGCTGCATGGTCAGAGGGAAAGGAAGTAGCAACTAATTACTATGTTCAGATTGATATTTTTTCTAAAGAAGACTATACAGAACTTGAAAATAAAATAAAAGAAAAAATGATAAACGCAGGCTTTGAGAGAACTGGTGGCGCTGACTTATATGAGGAAGATACCCAATTATATCATAAACCCATGCGTTTTATTTATACTACTAAAATTGAAGGAGGAATTTAAATGGCTAGAGTAAACATAGATAGATTATTTCTTGCAACTATTACAGAAGACGATATAGGTACTGGAAAGTTACTTTTTGCAAAACCTGAGTATATACCAGGTATAAGAGAATTTAATGCTAAGGTAAAAGCTAACACAGAGAAACTTTATGCAGAAGGTAAAGTATGGGAGCAAGATACATCACTAGAGGATATAGAGATAGATTTTGATTTAGCAGACTTTACTAATGCGCAGCATGCAAAATATTTAGGTCATGCTATTGCAGCTGAGGGTGGAATAATTGCTAAGTCAAATGATATTGCACCATATGTAGCGGTTTTATATGAGGCTACAAAAAGCAATGGTAAAAAGGCATATAGAGTTTATTATAAAGGCAAGCTTGTAGAGCCAGATGATTCTACAAAACAAAGAGAAGGCAAAACAGATTTTCAGACTAACAAGGTTACAGCAACTTTCCAACCGTTAAAAAATAATGGAATGTGGAAATATGCAGTAGATGAAGATGATCCAGATGCACCAATAGATTTAGGAACAACATTCTTTAATACTGTTATTATACCAACAGCAAAACAAGCAACACCTTAGCATTTCAGGATAGAGGAAACTCTATCCTAGTTTTTTGTAGAGAGGAAGATTTATATGAACGTAGGAGACATAAAGGAATATAAAATAGAGATAGGTGAGAAAGTCTATACTTTTAGGCTAGATTTCAAGGCTCTAATTAAATTTAATAATAAATATGAAAATGCATTAGAGATTTTTAATAATTATTTATCACAAAAGAATGAATATGAATGCTTAATAAAAATATTAAGTTGCTCATGTGTTGAGAAAGATTTTTCAGAAGAAGAACTTTTAAAAAGTTTTAGTTTTGATTTACCAACTATGAAGCTATTAGATCTAATAGGAATCAACATGATTACAGGAAGTATTTTACTAGATAGTAATGGTGGAAATAACGAAAAAAACTAAAAAGCCAGTCAGAATCTAAGGATTTACTTGATTTTGACTGGTATCTTTATGTATCAAAAGTGCACCTCAATTTTACTAGAGAAGAATTTTTAAGGAGCTATCCTAAAGAAATAATTACTTTATGGAATATACACGTTGAATTTAATGACTGGAAAGTTAAATCAGATGGTAGTGAAGATAATAGAGTATATTCCATAGATGAACTTTCATGGCTTTAAGGAGGTGGGATAGTGGCAAATGATGTTGAAAAACGAATAACAGCCAAGATGGTGCTAGATTCTTCAGGTTTTAATAATTCTCTTAAAGGAGTAAACTCACAATTGGCTATGGTTCAAAGTGAGTTTAAAGCTGGTACTGAACGATTAGTTGGCTTTGGCAAAGAAACAGAAAAACTTAAATATACTTCTGAAAGTCTTAGCAAACAAATAGATATTCAAAGACAAAAGGTAGATATTTGGAGCCAAAGCATGCAAAAAACTACAGAGAAAATGAATGGCAATATAAAGGCTAGAGATGAACTTAAAGATAAACTTAAAGACTTAGGAATGGCCCACCAAGAAATAATTAAGCAGTATGGAAAAGAGAGCGAAGAGGCTGGAAAATCTAGGGCAGAGCTTAAAGCATTAGGACAGGAATATAAGAATAAGGGCAATCAAATTGAGAGCAATGCAAAACAAATAAACTATTATACAACTCAAATGAACAAAGCTGATGAAGGTCTTGTCAAAATGGAAAATCAACTTAAGCAAACTAATGCTGAACTTGCTAAAAGTGAAAATAAATGGCTTGGAGCTAGTGCTGCTTTAAAGGAGAGTGGAGAGCACTTTCAAAAGGTAGGAAGTACTGCTAGTGCTGCAGGAGATAAAATTTTAAGACTATCAGCACCACTCATAGGGGTTGGAATAGCAGCTGCAAAAGTAGGAATGGACTTTGATTCTCAAATGTCCAGAGTTAAGGCAATTTCAGAGGCAACAGGAGATGAGTTTGAAAAACTAAAGAAACAAGCATTAGAATTAGGAGCTAGTACCTCATTTAGTGCCAAACAATCTGCACAAGGCATGGAGAACTTAGCTAGTGCTGGTTTTAATGTCACTGAAATAATGCAAGCTATGCCTGGTATGTTAGATTTAGCAGCTAGTAGCGGTGAAGACTTAGCAAATAGTGCTGATATAGCCGCTAGTACATTACGAGGGTTTGGATTGGCAGCTGATAAGGCTGGTCATGTAGCCGATGTGTTAGCAAAGAATGCTAGTGCTACAAATGCAGCTGTTTCAGATACTGGAGAAGCTATGAAGTATGTGGCTCCACTCGCTAGTTCAATGGGAAGAAGTTTAGAAGAAGTTACAGCAGCTATAGGAATCATGGCAAATGCAGGAATTAAAGGTTCACAGGCTGGAACTACTTTAAGAGGAGCTTTAAGTAGACTAGCAGATCCTTCAAAGGAAGCAGCAGGAGCAATGAAGGAAATTGGATTTAATGCTTTTGACAGTGAAGGTAAGTTAGTTTCATTAAAAGACTTAATAGAAAGACTAGGAAAATCAACTGAAAGTTTAACTGATAAACAGAAACAACAGGCTATAAGTACTATCTTTGGACAAGAAGCAATGTCGGGTATGTTAACTCTTATTAAGGCTGGTCCTCAGGAGCTAGACAAACTTACTCAAAGCCTTTTAAGTAGTGATGGTGCTGCTAAGAATATGGCGAACACCATGCAAGATAATGCTAAGGCTAGTGTTGAACAGATGATGGGAAGTCTTGAAACAGCAGGAATTAAATTAGGTCAATCCCTTGCCCCAACAATAATTAAGGTAGCTGATTCGATTGGGAAGTTAGCTGATAAATTTGCAGCTTTACCACCTGAAACACAAGAAACTATTTTAAAAACTGCAGCATTAACTGTAGGTTTAGGCGGAGTTCTTAAAGTTGGTGGAGGAGTAATATCAACTGTAGGAAGTATAGCAGGAGGATTAAGCAAACTAACTGGCGCAATGGGAATAGCAAGCACTGCAACAGGTGCAGTAGGAGCTGCAGGAGCTGTAGCTGGTGGAACAACAGGAATGGGAGCATTAGCTGGTGGGCTTGGAGCCGCAACATTAGCAGTTGCCCCATGGTTACTAGCTGGAGCTGCAGTTGTGGGAGTAGGTTATGGTATTCATAAAGCAATGTCCCAAGAAGTAGTTCCTTCAGTAGATTTATTTGCTGACTCAGTAGAACATAGCGCACAAGCTATGGAAAACTTTGAAGGTAAAGCAAACACATCTATGACTTCTACAGTAATATCTATTAGCGAAGGAACTAAACAAGCTGTAGGAGCATACATGGAGCTTGACAATGGTGTTAAGGCGGAGTTAGATAGTTTGTATATTAACTCTACTACAATAACTGATGAAATAAAAAACACTACTACAGCTAAATTTAATGAAATGAGTAATATGGTCATTGAAGGATATAGAAAGCAGAAAGATACAGCTATACAAGAAACTACAGAACTATTTAATCAGACTAAAAGTATCACTGATACAGAGCAGCAAGAAATATTAACTAGTATGAATCAGTATTATATTGATCAAGAGACTACAGTTAATAATGCAGAAACTCAGATTAAAAGTATTTTAGATAGGGCTTCAGCTGAGCACAGAGAGTTAACTCAAAGCGAATATGAAACAGTTACTATGTGGAGAGGAAAAATGAAAGAAAAATCAATTTCTGCTTTATCCGAAAATGAAGTTGAAGCTAAAATAATTCTTCAAAGAATGAAAGATTATGATGGAAGGGTGACTGCTGAACAGGCAGCACAACATATATCTAAACTAAATGAAAGTAGAGATAAGGCAGTTGCTACAGCTAACAGTGAATATGAAAAAAGAATTGCCTTAATTGAGAAGATGAAGTCAGAAGGTGTCATAAAATCACAAGAGCAGGCAGATAAAATGATTGCAGAAGCTAAAAGACAAAAGGATGGTATCATTGAAAATGCTGAAAGAACTAGAATGGATGCAATTGAAAAAATGAGGGGAATGAATTCAGATTTAGAAAAACAAGTAGATACATCTACAGGTAAGATATTAAATTGGTGGGATAAACTTAAAAGATGGTGGAATGGATGGAAACCAGAAAATAAAAATTTCTCATATGAAGTTAATCCAACTGCTCGTAGAGGGCAATCATCCTCAGCAATAGATGGGAACTGGACAGGAAATAGGAGCTTTCAAGGTGGTCTTACAACATTGCATGAAAAAGGTTATGAAGTATATGATTTACCAAGGAGTACACGAATTTATAATCATGAGGCAAGTGAAGATTTAGTAATGAAAACAGCTGAAAGTGTAGCTAGTAAAGTTGCGTCAAGTGTTCTAGATAATATGAGTTTTTCAGGAAATGGAGAACAAACAATAATAATTCCTGTAAATATTGATGGTCGAGAGATTTCAAGATTAGTTGCTCCCTATGTGAATGAAGAATTGGGTTTTATAGGAAATAAAATCTCCCTGTCATATGGAAGGAGGCCATAGTAATGCTTACTTTAGATTTTAATAATACTAATTCATATAATAAGTTTAATTTAATAATGGAAAAAAAGCCAAACATTCCAATGCCAGAAGAGGATATTGAGTTTATTAAAATTGAGGGTAGACATGGATCATTAACAGTAAACAGGAAAGGATATAAAGATATATCTATACCAGTTGAATTTGGTCTTATAGATAATACTGGAGATATATTTACAAGAAGTAGCTATATACGTAGCTGGCTAACAGGCTCAGGAATATTATTCTTTTCTCATATACCAAATATAATCTTTAAAGTTAAGGCTATAAAGTCAAGTAATATAGAAATGTCATTAAAAAAATTTGGAAGATTTTCAGTGAATTTTATATGTGAACCTTTTAAATATGGCAATGAAATTATTAGAACAATAACAACTAGTAATAATTCTTTTAATTATAGCGGTACTGCAGAGGTTAAACCATTGATTAATGTTTATGGTCAAGGAGATATAACTTTAACCGTTAATAATGAAAATATTATTCTTGAACAAATAGCAGATTATATAACCATTGATGGTTTATTAGAGGATGCATATAAGGATATAATGCTTCAAAATAATAAAATGCATGGTGAATTTCCTATTTTAAAGCCAGGAGAAAACATCATTGACTTCATAGGAAATGTAACCAAGATAGAAATAACTTATAGAGAAGCTTTCCTATAGGAGGGGATAACTTGATCTGTGTATATGACAGCAAAACAACGAATTTTAATAATAATGGTATTACTCCTCTTATACCTACATTGTGTGAGGTAGCAGAAGAAAGAAATGGAATGTTTGAACTAGAATTAGAGCATCCTTTTGATTTAAATGGAAAATGGAAGAACCTTATAGATGAAAATATAATTAAGGCTCCAACTCCAACAGGTGAACAATTATTTAGAATATATGGGAAATATAAAAATATGTTTGGCATAAGAATATTTGCTAGACATATTTTTTATGACTTAATTGATAATTTCATTGAGGATTGCAGACCTACAAACACTGATGGTGCTGGAGCTTTAAATAGAATATTATCTTCAACACAATACCCACATAGCTTTAATTCTATTAGTGATGTACCCGTACCCAAAACAGCCTATTTTGTTAGAAGGAATCCTGTAGAGGTTATATTCTCTGAGGATGGAGTCCTTGGTAGATGGGGAGGGGAATTAGAAAGGGATAACTTTTTAATTAAACTTCTTCAAAACAGAGGGCAAGACAGAGGAGTAGCTATTAGGTATGGTAAAAACCTTTTAGCAATTGAAGAAGATCTTAAATTAGATTCTGTTATAACTCGCATAATGCCCCAGGGATATGATGGATTATTTCTTCCTGAGAAGTATGTAGATAGTCCTTATATAAATAATTACCCTCATCCTAAAATAAGAAAAATAGAGTATTCAGATATAAAAATTGATGTAGAAAATGGAATAACTGAAGCTATAGCTATAGATCAACTTAGAGCAAGGGCACAGCAGGAATTTAGTGTTAATAAAGTAGATATTCCTGTAGCTAATTACAAAGTTGACTTTATAGAACTGAGTAAAACAGAAGAATATAAGGACTATGCAGTTTTAGAAAGAATATACCTTTGCGACACTGTGACTGTAAAGCATCTTAAATATGGATTTGATTTAAAGGCTAAGGTAATTAAGTATAAGTATGATTGCTTGCTTAAAAGATATAAAGAAATTGAGTTAGGCAGCTTTAAAGAAAGTATTGTAAATACCTTAAGCAGTTTATCTTCTTTAAAAAGTACTGTTGATGAATTACTTCAAAATGCTGTAACAGGTACCAAGATGCAAAGTGCCATAGACCATGCCACAGAGCTATTAACAGGTGCATTGGGTGGTCATGTTGTTTTTAGACCAAAAGATAAACCAGTAGAGATATTGATTATGGATACTGACAATATTATGACAGCACAAAAAGTTTGGAGATGGGGACTTAATGGCCTAGGATATAGCAATATAGGTGTTAATGGTCCTTATGAAACTGCTATGACCATGGATGGCTATTTATTAGGAAAATTTATTGCTGCTCATTCCATTACAGCTAATCAAGTGTCTAGTGATTTTGGTCAAAACCTTGATTTAAGTTCCAATACAAGCATTAGTTTAACTGTAAGTTCAAAAGTAATGGAAAAAATTGAGGAAATAAAACCTTATACTGTAGATATAATTTCAACTAATGGCATTGTTTTTAAAAATGGAGTTATAAATACAAAACTAATTGCAAGGGTTTACAAAGGGAGAGAAGATATAACTGACACTATAGATGCTAATAAGTTTAGATGGACAAGAGTATCTAATGATATTGAAGCAGATAAGCTGTGGAATGCTTCACATTTTGGTGGAACAAAAGAAATAACAATAACAAAAAATGATGTGTATACAAGAGCGACATTTAACTGTGAAATTTTAGAATAATGAGGTGTTTAAATTATGGATAAACTTTTAGAAAAAATTGAAATGCTTGAAAAAAGGGTGGCTGAACTAGAAAAACAAGTTCAGCCTAGAGTTACAATTGAAAAAACAAAGTATGGAGCAGAAGAGCTAGTATTCCATTATGACTAATTTAATCTTCAGTAACATCTATACCTTTACATTGAAGTGTAAGAAGTCCACACTCACGACAACCATAAAGTGTTATAGGTGTAGCCGTAGATTGTCTTCCTGTAATGACGTCAAATTGTACTAATGAATAAATCTTATTTTCGTCAGTTTTTAGTTCATCAAATTTCTGTGATTTACAGTATGGGCACACTTTAATTTTAGAAAACATAATATCACCCCCTCTAAATAACAATTTTATCATGTCAATACAAAATAAGTAAATAAAAAGGAGATGTTAATATGGCAATTGCTACTGGTCAATTTACTATTATCGATTATAATGACGCATTAACTTTAACAGGATATATAGGGTCTAATAAAGCAAAAACTCAAATGTTTAACCCCGATAACAATAGTTACAATCCTGATTGGTCAACAGGAAATTTAGTATTAACTCCATCACTTTTTAAACTTGGAACTGCAAGCGACATTATTACAGATGCAGCAGTGCAATCCATAGATTGGTATGATGTTACGAATGGTACCGAAACTATTATTACAGCTAATGCAAGTTATGCTATAGGAGCATCAAAGCCTAAGTCTCTTACTGTTAAAACTAACGTGTTGGCTGGACTTCCAGGTAAAGATTTCATGTGCAAAATAGTCTACAGAGATCCTTCTACTAACCTAGACTTAATATATAAAATGTCTATATCATTTTCTAGGGTAGTAAATGGTGGAGGTATAGCTGATGCAGTTGCATGGTGTCCAGATGGTAATGTATTTAAAAATGGTACAGTTGCTTCACTGAAGGCTCAATGCGACCTATGGAGAGGTTCTGTTATTGATTCTACCTTAGTTAGCTATCAATGGTATCAGCAGGATTCTTCAGTAACTACAGACCAAGGCGGTGGAGTAGGCTGGAGAAAATTAGTAGATGCAGCTAATGTGGTTACTGGAACAACTTCAAACATATTAGTAATTTACCCTTCAGCAGTAAATGTATATGGTGTATTTAAGTGCATTGCTAAAGATACAGACTCAGGAAGTAATACCTATAATCAATTTTTTGTGGATACAGTAACTATTGCTGACCAATCAGATCCATTACAAGTAACTATAATAAGCACTGGAGGAGATGTTTTTAAAAATGGGGTAGGAAGTACTACTTTAACTGCTAAAGTGTATCAAGCTGGAAATGAGATAGATACTGCAGGAGCAAAATACACTTACAAATGGTTCAAATATGATAAAGATGGTACCTTAGTAGCTAACTTTGGTGGTACAGGAATTAACTTTAAAGCAGGAAAAACTTTGGCAGTAGGAGATGCAGATGTTGATGTAAAGGCAACATTCTCTGTTGAAGTAAACTAAGGAGAGGATCACATGCCTAAAGGTATAGCACAATTTACTATAACAGATTTTAACGATGTTAATATAAGCACGACAGCGCCATTAAATCCAGTAAAAGACCAGTTATGGTTAGATAGTTCTTTAACACCGAATTTATTAAAAAGATATAATGGTTCCGCATGGGTAAATGCTTCAGTAACACCAAGTGACATAGACAATGCAGTTAATAATGCTAGAACTATGGCTAAATTAAATGGTATTGAGTTACTAAATTTAGAGTACATGAGAAATGCAGCAACAGTAAATAAACCTTTTTTACTAGGTTCTTATACTATAGTTCCAGCGACAGAAATTGGTGGAAATGCAAATGAACAAAATTACATTAAAATTGTAAATGGTACCTCGCTTTATACACCTTATATAGCTTGTAATCCAAACACAGCTCAATATTTTAAGGTATCTCTTCATAATAAGGATACTAATATTGGTACTTTATATGTCCAATGTTGTTATTATGATAAAGATAAAGTTCAAATTGCTACAAATGAAGCAGCGGTAGGTTTTAGTAACTTGTCTAATGTAGGCAATACTGCAGCGAACGTATGGAATACTTTTGAAGGATATATAGATGCACTATCAAGTACTGACATAAGGCAAAGAGCTGTATATATGAGAGTTAGAGTACTACCTAGATATAGTGGTCAAGTTGGTACAAGTTATATTAGAGATTTATCATGGAAGCAGACATCACCTCAAACAGTTTCGAATCAAGAAACAAGATTAAGTACACTTGAACAAACAGCCACAAATCTTGATATTAAATTTTCTAAGAGCGGGATAAACTTAATCAGGAATAGTAGAGGGTATGAAGGGACTAGATATTTTTATTTATCCGATTGGGGGAATATAACTGTATATGATTCCAAACATGCGACATTCAAGGCTCGCTCCCCATTTAAAACGGGTTGGGGGTTAGATCGTCCTGTGAATCAGAGCATCGAAAATCTTTGGTATTCTGATACTTTTGAAGTTAAAACCAATACTAAATATAAGCTAGTTGTTAAGATGTTATTAGAACCTAACGTTACAAGTGCAGGAGTGACATTTTTAGGCATGTTATTTGATGGGGGTACAGTAACTTACACGCCTAATTCGACGACATCAACGAAGGGAATCATCACTGAGGTTATAGTAGATATAGATACCCCAATAGATTGCTCTTATGCACAAGTATCTATATGGCATAATGGTACTGGAGCTAGTGGCAATTCAGTGTTATGGGTAGCAGAGATGCGACTATTTGAGGGTACAGTTGACTTTGGATGGCGTCCATATGTAGGTGAAATCTATTCTGGAGTAACAAGTATAGATGAATGTGGAATAGCAGTCTCACATACTATAAATGAGACTAAGACTAATATGACATCAGAAGGATTCTATTTAAAAGATAATCTTAATAACACTATTGCTTCATTGGGTATGATTAATGGTGTAGCCTCCTTACTCGTATCTGATATTACGAGTCCGTCTATTCTAAAAGTGGCGTCATGGTTAGGCACAAAGAGTATATATGTAGCTCCAACAAAGACCGGTGATGGTAGTGGTAGAGATGTTAATAATAAATGTACTAGTATTAGAGCAGCAATACTTAACGCCCTTAATGGATGTATGGTATTAAATGATGGACAGAATTTAGTTGTGGAGGTTGCAGGTGGAAGTTATAGTGAATACTGTGCTATATGGGATGTTAGAGGAGCTGGAACTATACGGATAAACCTAGCACCTACAGTTGTTTGGAATGGAATGTTCAATTTTACAAATGATGAAATAACCGTATTCATAGAAGGTAATAGAACTGGAATAAACTCAAATGATGGTGCAATGATAAATCCAAGTAATGTACCAGATGGGGTTGGGGTATGGGTAAATAAGTGTAAGCTTGTTTGGGTAAATGGTATTAGAAGTGTAGTAACTAGAAAGCCATCTACATGGCCTAACTTTTTGGGAATTACAGGAGGAAGTACTGCAATACTTGCGAACTCAGATATATCAAACTATCAATCTCCAATTTCCGTTGATATGGTATCAAGGGCTTACATGGATAATTGTAGAGGAAGTAATAATGACTTAGCAGGAATAGCATATAGCGGATCTTATTTAGGTGTTAATGGACAAATACCAGCAAACGGAAGTTTCGCAGAAAATTATGGAGGCCTAGTAGTAAAAACAAATACAGTGCAAACAACAAGTTGTAATCCAGCACTAGCACCTACCTTTGTAGATGTAACACAAAATCATACATTTAGCACTATTAGTTATCGTTCTATAAGAAGCGACTGGGATAACCCTGGTCTATTTGCTCAATCTGGATGGTCACCATATGCACCTTGGACTGGCTATGCTTATTTTAGTAACATTAAAAGTTGGACAGATGGAAGAAAAACTGGAGCAACCCTAAAAGGGCAAATATATCTGCAAAGAAAATCAACCTCACATGGTGTTAATGGTCCAGTAGCAATAAATCTTTATGGAATAAGAAATTCAGATGGAGCCTTAATTTCTTATGGCAGCCCTTGCTCTTTAAGTAGAGGAGGCATTGGTGGTAGTGGTTGGTTTCCAGTGGATTCACTTGTAACTGACATAGCAAGTGGTTATATTAAGGAAACAGTTGTAATCAAGGGTAGCGGAAATAGTCAATATGCTATATTAGAAAACAACTGTCAACTATATATTTCAACCACATTTAGTGTAAGAGCTTAAATAATTTTGAAAGGTGGAGTATAAATGTTAAATGTATTAGATGAAAGTGTAATTAGTTTAGATAAAGCCATTACAACTAAAGATCCAGATGGCAATGATGTTGTAGTTCTTCAGATGTCTTGTAAACTTGAAAAGAGTAAGGGGATTCAGTACAGAATTGATGTTCAAAAACCATCAGTGTTTGAACAGAATAAAGAGCAGGTACAATCAATGGTAAATGAGTTCAGGGCTGAGTGTGAAGTATTGGCAATTCAATATGGAGTACCTGTTATATAATCTAGAATAACCATTTAAGGCAAGATAGAGCACCAAAAGAAGGTGTTTTTATTTTGCCTATTTTTATAAAAAGGAAGGTGTGAAATGGAGACAATTACAATAGGTTTAATTTGTACTATCATTGGAGCATTTGGGACATTTATTACACAGAAGAGGAATTTTAAACAAGACACTAAAGAGGAAACTAAGGGCTTTACTCAAGTAGAAACTAAAATAGACTATATAAGCAAAGGTGTAGATGATATAAGAATTGATATAAAGGCCCAGGATAGAAAAATTAATGATATTAGTGAGAGATTAGTTAGAGTAGAGGAATCTGCTAAATCAGCTCATAAAAGATTAGATGGCGTAGAAAAGGAAGGTGTATAGTAATGGATAAAGAAAATAAAAATATTAATAAGTTTATGAACCTTATTGAAATTAAAAAGATTATAGCACTAACATTGACTTTAGTATTTTGTTACTTATCAATTACAAAAAGTTTAGCAGCAGAGCAATTCTTAACTGTATTTAGTTTAGTAATTGCTTTTTATTTTGGTCAAAGTACTGCTAGACAAGCAAATAGGGAGGGAAAATAGTTATGAGTATAATAAAAATAAAGATATTCTTAGATTTTGGCCATGGTGGAAGTGATTCAGGAGCCGTAAGTGGAGCATTAATTGAAAAGGCTATGAATTTAATTACTGGACTAGAGTGTAAAAACATTCTTGAACAGTATGATATTGAAGTAATGACTTCTAGGGATATTGACAAAACTGTATCTTTAGCTGAAAGAGTTAGAATGGCTAATGAGTGGGGAGCTGATTATTTTATTTCTATCCATTACAATGCTGGAGGGGGCGACAGAGGGGAAGTTATTCACTCTATCTATAGAAATAAAGGATTAGCACTTGCAAATAGTATAGCTGCAGCAATGAAATCATTAGGGCAAAATACAATAAAGATATACGAAAAACGAGGTCAAGATAATAAAGATTACTACTATGTAATTAAAAACACAAGAATGGATGCTGTAATTGTAGAAGGGGGATTTATAGATAATGCAGTAGATAGGCAGTTATTCGATACTGTAGATGAACAAAAGGCTATGGGTAGAACAATAGCTTATGGAATCTTAAATCACTTAGGAATAGCAATTAGGCAATCTAATCTACAACAAAATATCCAATACGGAACTGTTACCGCAACAGAGTTAAATGTTCGTGCTGGAAGAGGCACTAACTATGATATTTGGGACACTTTAAAAAGTGGTGCTAAAGTAGAACTTGGAGAACTAAGAGATGGCTGGTATTTAGTGTATTACAACAATGGCAAAGCAAGTGGATATGCATCTGCAAAATATATAAAAAAAGATTAGTTTAAAAAAAAGAAGGTAGACTCTATTTTTAGAGTCTACCTTCTTTTTTTATGCTTAAATATACGGAATACACGCAAATAAATTATAATATTTCATTGAATTTATGGGAATTATTTTAATAAAATATGTTGACACGTGTTATAAACACGTGTTATACTATAATTGTAGGGAGGGTGATGGATGAAGCCAAAAGAAATAATAAAAATCTTAGAAAAAAATGGTTGGTTTGAAGTAGCACAAAGAGGTTCACACAAACAGTTTAAACATCAAATCAACAAAGGTAAGGTCACAGTTCCTTATCATAACACAGACTTAGATATAAAAACATTAAACACAATCTTGAAACAAGCAGGGCTCAAATAGCCCTCCTTGTTAGAGGTTAATATATAGATAAAATTTAATTAGGAGGTTTTAAGTTGGATAAATATATGTTTCCAGCAGTATTTGAACAAGGAGAAAAAGAAGGTTATTGCATAACATTCCCCGACCTACCAGGGTGCATCACTGAAGGGAAAACACTTGAAGAAGGTATAGTAATGGCAAAAGAAGTTTTAGAGCTTTGGATTTGGAGCATGGAGGAAGATAATGAAAGTATTCCTGAAGCAACTAAGCCTGAGAATATTCAAATTGAAAAAGGTAGTTTTGTAGTTCCAGTGTTAGTTAATATGGTTCCAGTAAGAGAAGAAATGAATAATAAATCAGTCAACAAAACTGTTACTTTGCCATATTGGATGAAAAAAATAGCAGAAGAGAATAAGGTTAACTTCTCTCAAATTCTGCAAAGAGGTATAATTGAACATTTAAACTTATCAAGAAAAATATAATAGGTTAAAAAAGTTTAAAGTTAAAGGAAGTCTCTAGTTTCATAGAGACTTCTTTTTTATTTTTTTGTCCATCTATGTAAAATATAGTAAAGTATGTTAAAATATATACGAGTTTGAATTTATGGAGGGATAACAATGAAATTAAAAAAACAAATAGTAATACCTGTAGTTGTAGGTTTAGTTGCTTTTGTAGCTGGATTTTTTATTGGAGATGCTTCAGCTATAAGTAGGGTTAAGAAAGAAATTGGGTCAGCTATTTCTACAAATGTAAAAGTAGATAAAGAAGAAGCAAAAAAAGATGAACAAGCTAAGCAAGAACCTAAAAAAGAAGAAATTAAAGTTCTAAAGGTAGGAGAAAAATATAACTATAAGGATAAATATGAAATAACAATAAACAAAGTTATTTTAACAGATAAAAGAAATCAATTTACAGAGAAGAAAGCTAATAAAGTTGCTGTTATTGAATTTACCTATAAAAACTTAACATTAGATGAGGATTTGTTTATATCGGAATCTAATTTTAAAACATATGATGAAGTTGGTAACGTATTAGAGAGCTATCCAGCAGGAGCTGAAAAAATGCCTCAGAATATAGCGCAAGGGAAACAATGCACTGCTGAAATGAGCTATGGATTTAATGAGGGTAGTAAACTAGAACTAGATTATTATGATAATATGTTTAATGATAAAGCAGATGTAAAATTTATGGTTGAAATGCAGTAAAAATTTAGAGGTAGTATCTATGTAATTAGAGACTACCTCTTATTATTTAAAAAATACGTAATGTTTTGTCGAAAACTGTACAAGTTGTAAAAAATAGTATATATTAGAAATAAATAAACCACCCTGACCGCAAATCACAGGTGGCTTAAAGAAAGAATGCATTTATATCTTTATTATCTCTATTATATAGTAATAAAGAAACAAGTGCAATAATATAATTAATGGAGGAAAAATGATAGAGTATAATTCAATTAGGTGGGAAAGAATAAAAGAACTTGAGGTTGAATTTTCATATATTAAGGCAATTGTTATAAAAATTTTTGATTATCAAATAAGAGAGAGTAATCTAGATGACTTCATTAAAAATATAGATAAGTATAGAGATATAAATGAATGCAAATTATTGGACGAATTAGAAGGAGAAACATATAAAAAAATGGTTATACTCTCTATTCGTAGGTATAAAAAAAATAAACATATGCCAATAATAGAAGATATAACGAACTCCGTATATTCTATGATATTTAAGACAAGCAATGGAGTGAAAATGGCTAATGGTGAGCATTATGATGGACAATTAGATGAATGCTTTAAAGTAACCTATCTCAAAAAAGATGATAAATTTGCTACTATAAAACTATCACGTGTTATAACTAATAAATTAGAGGAAAATTTAGAAGATGGCACAACAAATTTAGTGGATAAGACAATATATGATTGTTGTAAATTTATAATTGACATAAACAATAAATTAGTAGCAATGTTTTTTAATGATATAAAGAATAGCAATAAGAATATTACAAAAGAGATTACACTAAAAAAATGTGCATTTAGATCGTTATTTGCTGAAGTAACTAATAAAAATATAATAAAATATTATCTAAATACATATTTAGAGAAGTATTTTAAAAGTTATATGGAAGATAAGAGAAATGGAAATGAACGCAAATTAATAAGTATAATAGAAGCATCATGTATTGATGGAATTTGTGAAGAAAGAAGTTTAATAAGAAGTATAAATAATAACTATATACATAGTGATCAACGATTAATGGCTATAGAAGATGATGTGAATAAAAAAGGTCTTACAATATCAGAATTAGAATGTTGCATTAATGATTCAATAGTTGATTTAAAAATGGATGGAGAAATTACTTGTGTAAATAGCTTTTTTTATGAGGAGGTTATAACAAATGTATGTAAAGAATTCTTTGGAGGGTATAAATTATCTTAA